CTCGATGCGAATAGTATGATGATGCGTATGGACTTTGCAGCCAAGACCTACCACGCAACCCTCGTCAATTGTAGTGTACGTTGAGTCTCTTCCTTCATCCATTGTCGTTAGCTTTAGGTATGTATCCCGCTGCCACCATTGCGGCCACAATAGCTGCAAGTGTCTCTGTCGTTATCTGCTTGAATATTAAAGCAAACACGCTCGACAGAATCACCAACGAGCCAACAGTTGGCCTCCAGTGCTTAACGAATATATCAAGCACTTGCCTTGGTTTGCTGACTCTCCTTGCCGCCATAGTTGTCAAACGATTGGTGTAAAATAAAGTTGCGCCTCTTTCTTGCGCCTTCTTACAAGGCCAGTAGAAACCTCGCCGCCTACCCTGTTCCACTTAAGGAACTCAGCTGCAATCTTTGGGTCGTTTGGGTTGGCTTTTACAAACCTCAACAGCTGCGACTTAGCAAGGTTGCCTGCGCCCAGGTTATAGCAGAAACTTACAAGCGCATCGAACTGGTTAGCGTTCACCTTGGTGCCGTTAAGCAGTCCAATCACGCTGCCCTCAAACTCCTTAAGGTGATCCTTTAGCATCTGCACTGCTTGCTCCTTGGTTATGGTCTGCCCGAGCTTGACCTTGCTGCCGTCATGGTAGTAGGTTGCGCCATAGCCGATGGTCGGCACTCCTGCACTGCATAGGTAGGATGTCAAGCGCAAGCCTTCGAACTCTTGTATGAGTCGGATGCCGCTATCAGAGCACTTCATATTGGACTTGTAAGGCGCAGTATTGAAATGAAAATTCTGGTGTTGCTGCTCCAATAGCAATTTTGCAAGTGTTGTTTGTTATTTCTGCTCCAATATCTAAGGTGATAATCTCTTGAACTGTACCAGCACCAATAGAGAACTGCATCAATCCGAATAGCTGCTTAACATTCGTGAAATTAGATGCCACTGGAAGCGACAATTCAAATTCTCCATCATCTTCTCCAGCATTTAAATTAATTTCCAACTGAACTGCTAAAGAAACGATGTTACCTACCTTAATGAATGTTGCATAGTTAGATGTTGCTGTCAAATTTAATTCACCACTTGTTGTCGGTGTGTATACTCCACTGCTAAACATATTGCCCACCTCAATCTGACTTGATGTGCCTTCAGGGGATTGAGTGGTGTTGCTTACGTCCACAATGTAGAGCAAGTCAGCACTTGCTGCTTCAGTGATTGTTACTAAGTCGGTAATTTTTACTCCTGCCATGATTCGATTATTATAGGTTTGTAAGTTATCAAAGGTAACTCTTTCACCCAATCAATTGAGCACTGCTCAACTTCTTCAATGCTGATGATGTGATTGCCGTCAGCATCCATGATAGGGTTAAAATAATTGTCGGGCATAAACTGAATGCCAGCAAGGCTCTGAGCCTCTTCGTATGTGAGTTGATGTACTTGCATTAGACTTGACGGGATAAGGTGGTGTTGAACGCTTGAACATCGGTGTACAATGATGCTGATTCGGTATCGTTTAGTCCACCGGCAAGAAATGCAAAAGCTAATTGATGTAAACTAAATGCACCAGGCGTTCCGTTATTATTTCTTGCCCCTAAATAAACACTAACATTTGGTAATGCACTTATGGAATTTGTATTTGTTCCCAATAGGACATTTGCTCTAAATCCTTTAAATAATGTATTTGAAGTCCTTGTTCCCATTATTAATGAATTTGTTGGAGCAGCCGTGTAGCTAATAAACCCAGTTGATAATCCTCCTGAATAAAGGTTTGCTGCTGTTAAATTATTTTGAATAAAATTAACAAAACCAACATTCGTACAACCATAAATTTGACTTCCTGTTACATTGTTAGTTCTTGAATAAATACCATATGAATGGCTGTTTAATGACAAATTAACTGAAGGAATTAAAAAGGTATTAGCGTACGCATTAGTTCCATTAGGTAGCGCACCGTTTGCTGAATGAGTCCATCCACCAATAAAACTCAAGCGAAATGCAGCATTAGTATCAAGTGGATTCTTAAGGTTGAACTTATGCGTTGTAGCCGTTCCTCCTACCATCGGATATATCGCACTCATCTTCGCCCATGTTCCATCTGCTTTCATAGTGGTAACCAATGTGCAGATGGCTGATGTTATAGTGGCATCGGTGATGCCTGCCGCTGCAAGGAATGCAACTGCATCAGCATCGCAGCCCGTAGCGTATGAATATGGGTTGACTAAGAAACTCATGCGTAGTTACCGATTAACATTACCTTCAATCCTTTCGCCGTTCCATTGCCAATCTGGTCAATGTCGATTGTCATCTCTGCATCATCGGCAAGTCCTGCATCACTTATCACTGGAGCAGTGACAGCCGTTGTGCTCGTTGTTTCTGTATTGTCGATGGTTAGCTTAGTGCTTAGGATACTTGAGCCACTCTCATTGATGTCAACGGTGAATATGCTTCCACTTGCCTGAGCCGTTGTGAGTGATGCTCTCACCGCAGTAAGTGTCACAGCTCTTGGCATTCGGAAGGTTATCTTTGCAGCACCCGTTGCAAGTGCAGTGCTCTCATCTGATGCAGCAACAACAAGCTCGAAAGGAGTGGCATAGTTGCCGCTTCCAAGCAATGAAGTCGAGTTGATGGTCTTGATGTTCGTGCCGCTTACTAGTGCTGCTTGCTTAGCTGCAAAGGTAGTGAAGTCAGCTGTGCTCAACGCACCTCTATTGGCAGCACTTGCCGTTGGTAGGTTAAAGGTGTGAGTCGCAGTTGTGGAACTAATCGCGAAGTCAGTGCCACTTGTTCCAACTGCAAGGAGTTGAGTCTGGGCAGTGAGTCCATTTAGCGAGGTTAAGCCTGTTGAGAAAGTTGTTATAATCTGACTCAAGTGATTATCCTCTGTGTGCATCGTAATAGTGCGCCCACTATGAATCACATAAAAGCGCACAGCAAGTCTATCTGTTGCAGCAAGTGTTGTCTGTGGTACTGCTAATGCAGTCAGATATAAATCAATCGCAGTGCCTCCTGTAATGTTTTCGGGATTAGTGGAGTTGGATGCAATCAATGTCAATGTTGCGCCATCCCACTTGTAAAATTCAATGTAGAATTTTGGACTTCCTCCTCCGCTTGATGCGCTAAAGTAAGTTTCAAATGTCCAATTTCCGGCAGGAATCTCCAATTGATTTGGATCATTAGCATCGGTTATGAATGACTGAATGTAGCCATCTGCATTGATGGTAAAATCCGTACCGCCTCCAATGACTGGCACTTTGTTAATCTCGCGCATTGCGACACCTCCGAAAGTACCTTGACTCACCGAGCCGTTGAGGTAGTAGTTAACTGATGCGCCGCCTCCGCTTGATGTCGGAAAGTTTGCAAGCTGCCCATCACCTCTGATGTATTGCGTTGCCACTCCTGCCGCTGTGATGGCGATAGCTGGCGTGGTAGTTGGGTCGGTTACGGTTACAGATAAGGCAGGAGGAACAGTAGCCGAAACCGATGTAACAGTGCCCGTTGGTATTGTCGGGAATGGTTGAGGTGCTCCAGTGCCATCAAGGTAGTCGGTGCTTAATCCTGTTGGCACATTGAACTTGCCATCAAAGGTGTTCCAATCGGTTTGACTCAAGTATCCGTCAGTGCTGCCATCTGCTTGAGTGATGCTGATTGCAGGAGTAGCACCGCCGCTTGATGCAATTGGAGCTGTGCCGCTTACCGATGTCACTCCGCCGCCGCCGCCGCCTGGCACATTTACCTCAACCACTCCAGGTGATGTCAGTGATGCTGTCACTCCTGCGCCTGTGAAGTTTAAGGTAGTTGTGTTGGTGCTTACGTTAGTGCCTTCCTCCTTAGTGATTAGCGGAGTACCGCCACCGCCACCAATTGCCACCAATGGATTTGCCGTTGTTCCGTTTCCTGTGATGGTAACATCATCAACAGCAACCTCAGTCAGGCATGGTGTGCATGGCTGCAAGTCGGGGAGCGGAATGTCTCCCGTTGCACATGTATCATAGCATCCGTCTTCAGAGGTTGTGATTACTTGCACATCCATATCAACGGAAACACAAGCCCACTCATAGTTGGCTGTTAAGGTCTTAATCTCGTTTGCATATCCACTGGGCACAACCTCGTAGTTGATGACTCCGATGCTCTGCTTAAATAGTGGGTCAGTGCCGCTCGTCAGCTTGTAGACTCTTGAAGCAAGCCAATCCTGTGCATCTTCTGCATCGCAAGGCAAGTGTGATTTGCGCACAATGGCATAAGCAGTAAGCGGAAAGGTTGTGACATACAATTGCTTACAGCCGCTCATCTTATACGCATCAGTTTTGGCAACTGTTACCTTGCCACGCTTAGCCCAGAACAGCGTGCCGTTCTTTGCATCAAAGTTGGTTACCACCTCCGCTTGACCATTGCCGATGTAGTGCACCCAAGCTTTGTCATTGCCGTTCACGTTAAGCTCGCAGAGATTGAATTGCTTGTCGAATATATTGGCAACCTCAACACGTTGGTTGAGCCTTTCGATTATGGTCTTAAGTAGATTCATGGTTTAGAAATCTGGTTTGATATCTGCTCAACTAATAAGTCTGCGTGTAGCTGAAGCATTGCTGCTTGCTCTTCCGCTGTTGGTTTAAATATTGTCCCGTAAAGCTTCTCCAATCCTGTCACCTTTCCAACTTCATCGGCTTGAATGTATATCGCTGAGCCAAAGCCTTCATTGAACACTGAGCCTTGGTCTGTTGCAAATGACCTTTTCAAGAAGCCTGTGAGCTCCAATGGAGGTCTGCCGTTCTTCTGTTTGATTAAAGCGTATGCAGGAGTGTAAGGCTTAGTTGGTAGCGTTGCGCCTGCCGTGTTAGTCCCTCCGCTTGTGCCAGTTCCAAAGATTCTGATGTACATCTCCCTGCGCATGTCAAGCACTGCGAAAAACAAAGGAGTAAATCCTCCGCTCCACTCAGTGAACAGCCCATTGATGCGGTCATTAATCTCTTTGGGCGTTGCCATTATGGGAGAGCAGTGACATACTTCATATTACGTCTGCAATCAAAGCACGTATTGTCGTCAGGTAGTCGCATGTTTTGCAACATGGCTGTGAGCTCTTCGCTGTATCTCGTTGCTGCAATGTCTCGCCCTGCAATCATGCCATCATTGGCATCGGCAGTTGCGAAAGGCTTGCTTCCTATGTTGATGGAAACGGTTGTATTGACACGCTGATTGGGTGACACACTCAATCCGTAGTTATAAATCTCAACCGCCGTTGCATAAGCCAATGGCATTGCCATCAATCCACCTATGCTGCACAGCCAAGCTTCACGATCGCAGTTGACATTGTACACCAACGACATGCCCTGCGTGTACTTCTTCGACTTGGAACTAACAACATCAGTGCCGCTCACCGTCAACTCAATACCGATGGCATCCACAAATGGGCAAACGTGCACAGCTCTGAGGTGTCCTCCGCAATCAGTGCAACTGCCCTTCTTAGGAATCATTTTGGTGGTGTCGTAAAGCGACTCATAGACAAATGCCAAATCCATCTTGCGGCGATTAGCCTTGAAGGTCTTGCCGATGAACTGCTCAACCGCTTCCGATTGGTAGAAGAAGGAATCAATCAGCTTCAAGGTGGTCATGTCGTAGACAAATATCTCGACAGGCACTGACATTGTGTAAATGTCAATCTTGAAGTTGGACAAGTAGAAGTTCAGAAAGCTTGATGTGTTAGGGTCGATGGTCACTCTAATTCCTGTATACTTCCCTGCACCTACCAATGTGTCGATGTTGCTTGCGTTGGTTACCACTTGACCGATGCGCTTTGACTCAACAACTGTGTCCGCTTTCATCATCGGACTTAAGCGGCTCAGGATATCGGTTGACATCTTGCGCCAGGCGAATGCTCGCTTAGCTTCAAACAGCTCAACTCCGCTGTTGTATTGGTCTGTGATTAGCTGCCCGAGTAAAGTCTGATTGATGCCAAGGTCGTCAATGTAAAGCCCTGTTGTTGGCTCTGGTCTATCGCAACCTTGCAAGCCGAGTAAAGATTCGTAGCACATTGGCCTTTGATTTTTTTTACAAAGATAAATAAAAAAGGAGAGGCTTGCACCTCTCCCTTAATTCATTGTGTCAGCAAATTATCGCTGCCCTCGCTCAACAGATCATCCGAGCCTTCGCTCAGTAGATTCTGCGAGCTCGTTATGGGTTTACGATTGATACGCAGTTCACGTAGTTAACGCCTGCATACTTATCAGAAGCCTCATAGATGTCAGTTGGCAATGTTGCGATTATACCAGTTGCAGTCAATACAATTGATAAGTTACCGCAATCATCCTTCATTGTCAAGTCAACAGGAACACCTGCTGGAGTGAACACCAAAGTCTTAGAGTAGTTGCTTCCTGCCGTTGGAGTGATGCCAGTGTTCCACTCAGCTAAGTTGAAAGACAACCACTGGATTGCTCCTGCTGTTGTT